TGGAGGCTCTGGCACTGTTACAAGTGTAGGATTAACTGCACCTTCTATATTTAACGTAGGCGGCTCACCTGTTACAACTTCTGGCACTTTAGCTCTTACATATAGCGGTAATGCTTTACCTATTGCAAATGGAGGTACAGGCGCAACAACTCAAGCAAATGCAAGAATAACATTAGGAGGTACAACAAGTGGTATATCACTTTTTACATTAACAAATAGTGTTTCTGATAAATTTATAAAAGTTAATTCTAACAATACTATTACTTTATTAAATGCAGACGATACAAGAACTGCTATTGGAGCAGGAACGGGCAATGTTTCAAGTGTAGCAATGACTGTACCTACCTTTCTATCTGTATCTGGCAGCCCTGTAACATCAAGCGGTACATTAGCGGTATCATTAAGCGGTGTTCCTTTGCCTGTGTTAAACGGTGGTACTGGAGGAGCAAATGCGGCAGACGCAAGGAATGAATTAGGCGCAGCTTGTAAATCATGTAATGAGACATTAACAGGAAATAAAACATTTAGTGGTACGGTTACTTTATCATCTGTATCTGGCACTGCTACAAGTGTTATTGGTAGGAGTAGCACAGGGCAGGTCGTTGGAGTTACAGTAGGTAGTGGCTTATCTTTAGCAAGTGGCACATTGTCTGCAAGTACAGGTAATTATACAAGATATACAGGTACATCAATAACAGTGCCTGCAACTGATAAATATGTTGATATACATAATAGTGGAACTGTTACTTTAACTCTTCCAAATGCAGCAGATTATACAGGTAAAGAAATTGTTGTAAAAAACAGTATTACTACACTTGTAAGGTCTGCAACATCTAATATAATTTCATTTGCATTAGGTACTACTCCTGCTGTTACAACTATTTTAGCTGGTAGTACAGAAGCAAAATTTGCAGTATTGGTTAGTGATGGCACATACTGGAGGATTTTACAAGCAAACTAAAAAAAACAAAAACATGAAACAACTCCTTTCCCTTTTCCTCTTCCTTTTGCCTTGCCTTGCATGGGCACAGTACCCGAGCAATGGTAATCAAAAAATAACACTCGGTGAACAGAGCACTGCCGATGGGCTGATTTGGCGGGGCGTGGCGGCTGATACCACATTGACGGCAAAGAGCGACACGGCTGCTTATTTTGTACTTGATACGGTAAACATAAATCTTTATACTTACAAGGCTTCGGCAACGGGACGAAAGTGGCGGCAACTTGGAGCGGATACGGCAGCTATTGCCTATGTGAATACTTATGGACCGCAAACGGTAAATGGTGCAAAAACATTTAGTGCAGCAACAACTTTTAGTAGCACGGCAACGGCTACTAAATTTATACCAACAGATAGCGTAAGAGCAGGTTATGGTATGTATAGAGTAAACTCAAAAACAGTTGGAATAAATGCAAATGGCATTACTCCTTTCAGGATTACAGATGATGGTAACTGGGGTTTAATTGACGAAAATCCACAAAATTTACTATCAACTTTTTCATCAAGTGCAAGAGGTGGTGTTATTTCTAATACTTACCCTATATTATTGTTTAATGAAGTCGGTGAATCAAGGTTCGTTTTTGGTTTAGATGGAAATGAAGGTTATTTATGGGGCTATTCAAATGTAAAATTAAGAATAGCAACAAATGCTCTTGAAAGAATGCGTGTAGAAACAAGTGGGGAAGTTAATATTGGGTACGGAGCAACAGACAATGGCGCTTATTTATTGCAAGTAAATGGTCAAATATTTGCTACAAATGCAACTATTGCAACGTCTGACGTAAAGTTTAAAGAAAATATTACACCTTTAAAGAAAGGATTGGAAATTGTTAATAAATTAAAACCTGTTACTTTTAATTTTATAAACAATACAGAAAATAATTTTAGTGAATATGAAGAAGTAGGTTTTATTGCTCAAGATGTTGATAGGGCTTTATCAACTGAAACATTTGCAAAATCAATAGTAAAAGCCGCAGATGATAGTGAGCCAAATTCTACAATGGGATTAGCTACTCAAAATTTAATCCCTTTATTAGTCAAAGCCATCCAAGAACAACAAGCCCACATAAAAGCCCTTGAACAAAGAATTATTAACCTCGAAAATAAATAAAATGAGATACCTATTTTTATTCCTTCCTTTCTTTTCCTTTGCGCAAGACGTTGTCAAAGACACCGTTTACATACAAAAGCAAGGAAACATTTATTACATTATTCAGCAAACAACTTTGTCTGATAGCACAGTCACAGGCTCAAAGCAAATATTGGGCGATAGTGCAACTGCTATTCAAAGCCTTGTCACAGATGCAGAAAGACAAAGTAACACGTTGGCTATTCATGCAAAGCCTATAATAACTAAAGGCAAAGCGGTGCAAAGGATTAATTATTACAATGACTTGCACGTTCAAATAAGTGGCAAGCCTGTTTATTTTACAACGGCTCAAAGGGATACGGCAAAGTTTCTTGGAGACTGGAGGTTAAATTTTAACGGTGAAATTATAGATGGAGTTATTGAATTGAACAACAACAAGCGTTTTATTTTCAATCCAGATAATGGCAAAGTTTACACGATTTCAACAAACCTACTTTTATCTACATTTACCAATCAAATATCCTTTAACTTCAACTCCGTAAAATACGACTTGTATAAATATGCCGATGGCAAATTTGCAACCGTGGACGGTAATGTTAGGCTAATAAAACTTGAATAATGAAAGCAGTTATCTACAACATTTTTAAACTTGGTTACGATGGCATTGCCTATTCAATTTGCTGCGGAGTGCTATTCTCGTTTTTCCTACCCATCAAACATTTTTTAATTTTTACAATCTTTGTCGTTTTTGCAGACACAGTCACGGGAATCATGGCGGCAAGGAAAAGGGGAGAGCCGATAACGAGCAAAGGGCTTTATCGCACATCGCAAAAGGTGGTGACCTATTTCTGCGGTATAATGATTTTTCACGGGGCAAGTATTACTTTTCAACTGCCATCGCAAATCACCTATTCTGTAAGCTTCATCATTGCAGCAACGGAATTGTTTAGTATTTCGGAAAATATAAAGTCCATAACTGGAACAAATATTGGTACAATTATTCTTAGATTTTTCAGACGTTAAAACAAAATAAAATGGTACAAACTAATTTAAAAGATGCCCTTAAAAATGCAGAGGGAATAAAGTCACCTATGGGCGATGTGGCTTGTTACTCAATGAACTTTGCAGAACTTGCAAGCGAAATCAATGTTCATCTTGAAGGCAATAAAGTAAAATTCACATGGAGAGAATACATCCAACTGGCTCAAATCATTTGGGACAAGATTAAGGAGACATCCAGAGAGTGTGCAGGAAAGGAAATTGAAGTGAAATTACCTGCAAAGCTATCATTGATAAGCGCAGCTTTTGCACTTATTGGGTTTAAATTATAGGCGCAGAGAAGTCGCTACCTTAGTGCCAAGGGGAGTTGATTAATTTCTTCTCCCCTTAAAAATATAAAATATGAAAGCAAATGAATTTTTAATATGCCTTGATGCCGGGCATGGTGGCATGAGAAACGGAACGGGCCCAGAGAAATATGTTACCTATCCTTCAAAGTGCTACCAACATCGCACAGGCAAGTTTCATTCCTATGGATGGTTTTTTGAGGGAGTGTTTAATCGCTCTTTAGCTAACTATTTAGAGCAGTACCTCCTTGACTATGGCTTTTCAGTTAAAAAGATATACGAGCCTATCCATGACACAACATTGAATAAACGCTGCCAACTTGCCAACTCCTACGCATCTGTAGCTAAACACTCTGTACTTGTTTCTATTCATGGCAATGCAGCCGCAGCAACAACTGCCAGAGGATGGGAAATATTTACATCACCTGGACAAACGAAAGCGGATCTGCTTGCAACTTGTATCGGGGAGCAGGTAAAGAGTAGTACACCAGGCTGGGTGCATAGAGCTGATTATTTAGATGGTGATTTAGATAGGGAGGCAAGATTTACTATGCTTACCGGTGTGTCAATGCCTGCGGTGTTGTCGGAGAATGGATTCTTTACCAATTAT